TTTTTAATGTTGTTGTATATATAATTTACAATTAAATTATTAATATTGTTTTTCATTTAATTTATAATAATACTTTTTTAATAAAAAAAAGTATTATACGCAAAGGTAAATATTATATAAATAATTTTAATATTAAATTATTTTTTTGTATAAATTAATTTAATAATTTTTATATATAAATGGCAATTGTACTTTATAATAAACAATAAAGTATAACTACTAAAGGTAAATATTATAGTAAATTAATCAATTCAGATATTTTATTATTATCTAATTCTAATTGTTGAACAAGTTTAGTTATATTTGTATCATCATACATAATATATTTATTATTTTTTTTTATTCCTATTTGCTTTACTTCATTATTATATAATATCCCAAAATCTGTATCTAAAAAGTATTCTACTTTGTCTATTTTTACAACATCAAATATCTTCTCATTTAAGGTTGGAAATAATTTTATAGGAACCTTATTTCTTTCTATTTCTTTTTGCTCTAATATCTTGGTTTGTTTTGATTTTCTACCTTTCTTTTTTTTTATAGGTAATTCAATGATTTTAAAATCTGAATTATTAGCTGTAGATTGTAATATATTATTTGGTTCAAACATATTTTTTTATTAAAAATAAATATATTTGTATATTAATATTTACTTAATTTATAAAAATCAATTTTTTTACGAGAAAATATGATTTTTAATTATCTTTATTTTGCCTTTTAACATATTTTCTTTTAACTTTATCAACTGGTTCTTTTATATATTCCATTAGTTCTATTGGTTCATTTTGTTTATTTTGTATGTATTTTGTTGATAGTAATTGTTCTTCATTATCACTATCTAAGTTAATAGTTATACCTTTTTTATTTTCATTTGATGATTTGGTTAATTTTGTTGTTTTAGTTGATTTAGATATATTTATTTCTATATCTTCAGGTTTATTTTGGTTTTCTTCAATTTCTCCATTTTTTCCAAATTTTTTTTCTTCAATCAATTGATCTAATTTTGCCATCACTTTATCATTATATTTTCTTGGTTGAGAATCTATCCATTGTTTCCATTTTTCACATACATCCAAATTTTCTCTTAGATATTCCACATATCCCCATATTTTATTATATGTTGGCATTTGAGATTCAAACCATTTGCTATCTCTTAGAATTAATGTACAATTTTGTTCTACCAATCTCCAATATATAATTTTATGTAGCGTGTATCCCAAATGTAATTTACTTAATTCACCTAAAACCCAATTATCTAATTCCTTCAAACTCATATCAATTTTTGGTGGGAATAAACATTTAGTTTTAGTCCAAATTGTCATATCTGCATAATAACCTTTTTCATTATAATCACATTCTGATAATTTAACAGGTATTAATTCAATAACAACCCCACGTAAATTTCCATACTTCTTAGACCTAAATTCACATTCAGGTTGTGTATCTTCTAACCATTCTTCTCTTCCACTATATCTTTCAATATTACATTGAATAAAATCACATTCATCAAGATTCATACATTCCAATTGTTGTTGAATTTGACACCAATAATAAATAGGACAAATTGTGTCTTTTATATATCCTTCATATTTAATTTTACGCATTGTTGGAGCCTTTATTTCTAACATTCTTCCAACTAATTTTGTCGGAGTTATCATATCTCTACAATATGGGGATATAATACCATCAGGAGAAGCAGCTAGTATTTTATTATTTTCATCATAATGGGGCATTGAACTAAATTCTTCTGCATGTACATTATTATTGTATTCATACATCATTCTAATAGGGTCTTCAAATATATTACCATGATATGTTGCGGCATTACCTTTAAATTCTGCTCCTAACACTTTATCTAAAATAAAGGTATATTGAGCTTGATGTTTATTCATATTCAAAAGAGTTCCACACTCACTTCCTCCAATCCTTCCTTTACGTAATAAGTGCCATTCAGTGCTTTTTTGTAAAGGCATATTTGCAGATTTAATTTTTATGTCTTCAAAAATTTTTGCTCTTCTTTCCATATCTTCTTTAGTTGGTTCATTAATCATAACTGCTTTAATCTTATCAGACATAATTTCACCCTCTGTCAAAACTCTTCCATCATCTAATTCTATTTTTTCTGCTTCTTCCAAGTGAACCCCAAATTTATATCCAGATTTTTTCATAAAATTTTTTACATCCCGATAAGATGGATTTGATTCTTCTAAATTTTTCTTTTTTTCAGATATTTCTGTATGTTTTTCAATAGCCTCTTCCATAATTAATTCTTGTTCCATTATATCTAATTTTACATAAACCTCATCAGATTTGATAATATTTTCAATTTTATTAAAATCTTGTGAAAAATTACTGTGTATTATATGTTCTAATTTATTTATTAATTTATACATAAATATAATTTATATTTTATTATATATTAAATAAATAAAAGTTTAAATATAAATAAAATTTCTTTACTGATTTGAATAATATATTAATTGATTAATAAACTAATTTTATTTTAGCATTAGTTAATTTTTTAATTATCTCACAATCAATATTACTACTAATATTACCAATATTAATAAATTTTAATTGTTGTAAATTATGGGGTAATTTATTAATATATATATTAATAAATTTTAATTGTTTTAAATTATGGGGTAATTTATTTATAGATATATTACATCTTGAATTAAATTCAAGAATTTCAACAGAATCCGGTAATGAATCAATAGATTGTGAAAAAGAATAACCAAATAATCTTACAATTTTTATATTTGATGGTAAATTATTAACTTTCTGATTAAAACATCCAGAAAAACTTATAGATTCAATTGATTCAGGTAACATATCTACTGATTGATTAAAACTACCACCAATAATTAACATCAATAAACATGATGGTAAATTATTAACCTTCTGATTAAAATTTGCTCCTAATATTAATTTTTTTAATCCTGATGGTAAATTATCTATTGGCTGATTAAATTCATGACCAAATATTAACATCTCAATTGATACGTGTAAATATGGTTGAATATCCATATTAAACCATCCAGTAAACTCAATTGATTTTATATTTGAAGGTATATTAGTTATTATGTGTTTTTTAATTTTATATTCAATAAATTTACATCTTGCTATTTTATTTAATTGTTCATCATCAAATGATATCAAAATTTTTGATTTATCAAAATTAAGTAAAATATCATTTGCTATACATTTATATTTTATTTTGGACATTATAATCATTATATTGTGTTTTTATTAAATTATTATTTTTTTATATATTTTTATTTAGAATATTTACCTTTACTAGTAATACTTTTTATTAAAATAAAAAACAATAATTGTTAAAACTTAATAATTTATTATTTTTTATTATATCTGAACTTGTTAATTCAATATTCATAATAAGTGATTATATATAATTTATAAAATATTAATTTTATAATTAAAAATAATATTTTTATCTTAGTGAAATAATATAAACATTATAAGATGGTTTTAAAACCTATTCCATATATTGATGTTGAAGATGTTAAACCTAAAGATATATCTGCAACAAAATGTGCACCACATTTAGAATTTGAAAATGGTTCATGTATTCCTTTGGAATTATTAATAGAGATGGCAAAGGCCTATAATAAATTTCATGAAACTGATAAATCGAAACAAATAAAATTAAATTCTAAATTAGATACATTATATCCTGATGACTATAAAAAATATCTTTTATTAGAATTTAAAACAAGATTTGTTGGTGATCAAAAAGATTGGATAAATTCAAAATATTTAGAATTGATGTCAGAAGAACACAAAGACAATTTGGAAAATAAAGTATTTAGACCAGATGGTCCACAAGGAAGATTTGATTGGTTATCAACAATCGATATTAATCAAGTTCTATATCAATATGAAGAAAAATATCCAGATTTTAAGTTTTTAGGAGCAGTACCAATTGATTTTATGGATTTAGATTATCTTCCATTTAAAAAATTAAGTTTTGATGAATTAGAATCAGGAGGAATTAAAAGAATTGGTATTATTTTCAATACAGACAAAAGTACAGGTAGAGGTAAACATTGGATATCTTTATTTGCAGATTTAACCAAAGGTCAAATATATTATTCTGATTCAATGGGAACTAGGCAACCAAAAGAAGTTAATGAATTTATGAAACAAATAGAAAAATATTTAACTGAAATTAAAAAAATGACTAATTTAGATATAAGATATAATAAAACACAACATCAAAAAGGTAACTCTGAATGTGGTGTATATTCAATTAATTTTATTTTAAGATTATTAAAAGGAAAAACATTTGATCATCTTACCAGAAAACGATTAACAGATAATCAAGTAAATAAATGTAGAATAAAATATTTTGGTAAAATGGATAAGTCAAAATTTAAAGAAAATAATTAAAAAATTGAAAAAAAATAATAAAATGTTTTGATATTCTAAATAGAATAAAGAACAGATGACATCATTTATAAATAAACTTTGTTTTATGGATATTTATTCTAAAAAAAAATTAAAATTATATGATTTTCAAGAATTTAGATTTATTATTGACGATACATACAATAATATTACTAATGGAAATATTTGGTTATTGTATTTTGATAAAAATAAACAAATTGATATGATTACTCAAATAAATAATACTGACCTAAATTTAATAAAAACAAGAAAAGATGTTGAAAAAATTGCTCACAAATCAATTGGTTATATATCATATAAAATTAAAACAGGTCAAATTGGATTATTTTTTATCAATAAAGATTATCAAAATTTAGGTTTAGGTAAACATATATTGTTTAAACTTATAAATGAACAAATTAATAGTGATAATAAAAAAATATGGGCTATTACATCAAAAGACCATTCTTTTTGGTCCAATGTTTTTGAACAATCATTTAAATTTGCTTCTAGACCACATAATTCTGTTACTGGAAGTGGATATTTATTGGATTTGGATAAATTTAATAAATATAAAGATGAATATAATTTATAAATTTTAATCAATATAATTTTCTTGATATAAAATAAAAGTCTAACCAAAAAGAATCAAACATAATCAAACATAATCAAATAATATCATAATTAGTTAATTTTTTATCATACAATATTATACTTTTTATTAAAATCGCAATAATTATAATTCCTGACCGTAGTACTTTAGTTATTCCCATACCTTTATGTTCATATGATAATGTGAGTAAATATGCTATAACACAGTAAGATAAAATAAAACATCAATTCTTTTTTCCCATATTAAAAAAATATTTTACACTAGATTGTGCTATTAGTTTAAAAAAAGAAATAGATAGAATTATTGATAAAAGTATATAATTAAACTTAAAATATAATATAAAATTACATTATAGATTTTAATTTAAAAAAATTAAATAAATTCAAAATCAATTTTATGTTCAAATTCAAAATCAATCTCATGTTCAGATTCAAAAAAGAATGAATATTCTGGATCATTTTTTATTAAACTATTTTTTGTTTTATAAAATTTTATTATTAAATGATCTATTTCAATATCTTCATCTAATTCCAATAACTTTTCTATAACAGGTTCTTCTTGATCCATATTTATTTTAAACATTGGTTTTTCAGATATATTTTCTAAAACCAAATAAAATATATTATCGCCGACATCCAAAGAGTTTTCAGCAATATATTTTGTTTTATTGAAATAAGTATTTTTACCAAAACCTAAATATGGAAGGATACTTGTGTCTGATGATATTAATTTAAATTTTTCACCTGATTTTGATTCAAAAACAAATTTATCTGTATCATTATCTAAATATAATTTAATGTTTAGGGAATATGCTTCAAAACATTCATTCATAAAATCTATAATTTCATTTCTATTATAATAATCAGATTCTAATTCAATTATTTGATTATTTGTATCTATAGCAATTTCTAATTGATTATTTGAACTTAAAATATTTTCAGTAAATTTTTTTGGTAATTGTATATTATTAATATTAAGATCACATAATTTTATTGGTTCTGATAATTTAATCATATAATCATTATAACATTCTTTTTCTGTAACTTCATTTGATTTCACTGATAAACTTAATATATTTGATTTACATAATTTATTAGTTCTATTTGATTTATTTGTATTTGATGTAGTTTTATTTTTTGTTTCTTCTCCAGAATTAATAATATTTGTAATTTGTTTATTTATACCATTAAATTCATATCCTCCAAATTTATTACCCTTATTATCATAATCTCTAAATCTAACATTATTCTCTTTATCCGAATCAATATATATATTAGTTGATTTTTGATTAAATGATATTGCCATATTATCAACATTATCTTTCTTATCATTATTATCTTTATTTGGATTTTCTGAATTTTCTGAATTTTCTGAATTTTCTGAATTTTCAGAATTTTCAGAATTTTCACGTGTTTGACTTTTATTTTTTTTGGCTTCCATAAATAATTTAACTAAAGCCATTTTTTTATCGTCTATATCTTTAATTTCATTTTGTAACAATTTGTTTTTTTGTTTTGATTCTATGTTATCTGATAATTCATCATCTGAAATTATTTTTTTTGTTTTTACATTTGATTTTGGATTTATATAATTATCATTTGTTTCAACACCAACATTTGATATTTTCTTTAATTGTTTTTTTAGCTTTATTATTTCATAATCTATAGAATCGAGTGATTTTGTTGAACATATAGATTCATCAGAACTATCTGAATTATCTTTTTTATTTACTTTAATTTTGTTTTTAAATAATTTATCTGTTTTATTTAAAATTTGTTTGTCTTTTAAATTTTTATTTTTTGATTTTTTTAATATTTTTTTTTCATTATCATTTGATTCAATAAATGATTTATTTGATTTAGATATTTTTGATTTAGATATTTTTGATTTACCCGATTTATTTGAAGATGATTTAGATTTATTTGAAGATGATTTTGTATTTTTATTTTTTTCTATAG